ACGCACGTCGGCCCGGCCGTGGTGGTTGTGGTGGTCGTGGTGTTGCAATCGCAAGTTGTGGTCGTGGTGGTCGGCCCGGCCGTGGTCGTCGTGGTGCACTCCGGCGGATAGTTGACCGACTGCGAGCAAAACGTGTAGGTGCACTCCCCGTCGACCGTGCCGCAATTCGCCGGGTATAAGCACTCGCACGGCGCGGCCGTGGTGGTCGTGGTGGTCGTCGGGCTGCCGGTGGTATTGCACGGGCTGCAAGTCGTGGTGGTCGTGGTCGTTGTCGGGCTCGCGGTCGTGGTGGTGGTCGTGGTGGTCGTGGTGGTCGTGGTGGTGGTCGGCCCGCAAGCGTCCGTGTCCAGGGACCACGCGGCCGACGCGGCCGACCAGGTCCACTTGCAATCACCGTCGCATGGCGAATACGGCGACGCCGTGGTGGTCGTGGTGGTCGTGGTGGCCGTGGCCGTGTCGTAAACCTCGCTGATCCACCACCGCCCATGGTGTAGCTCGGCAAACACGATCGACCCGCGCGGAATATAGCGGTCTGCCGTGTCGTGGCCGTAGCGGGTCTCGGCCGGATCGTAGGGGTAGAACTCGACGTCCCGCAGGCCCGGTGATTCGCAAAACTGCAAATGCCCAAACTCGACCGCGTAGGTGTTGGCCGGCTCTTCCGGATAGGTGCCGCAATCGGTGCTGACCGTAGTGCGACCGATCCGCACCAGACGCGCGCCGCTTTTGGCCGAGTCGCCCGGTTGCGGCCGCGGCGAATTGATCGGCGCATAACCCGCCCGCCGCAAGTTCTCCGACAGCTTGCGCAGGGAATCTTCGGATAGTGTGACAATCGCGGCCATGTTCTCGTAGTCTTTGGAATACGACGGGAGGGCGACGCTCCCGCCGAGCCGCGAACTGGCGAGCAACCGCGGCTCCGCGGGAGCGTCGCCCTCCCGCGACCGGTCAGTCCTCCAGCGCCATCACCTGGACCTTGACGTCCGCGGTATCGGCTTGCCAACGCAGCGTGACGCTTGACCCAAGCCGGAATACGGCCGTTTCGCCGGCCTTGATACGGCCAAACTCAACCATTGTCCCGTCCTTCGGCCCGTACTTAACGAAGTTCGTCGTGTCTAGGTTGCGCAGTGCGACCAGGCCCGGCGTCGACAAATCGCCCAACGCCAAATCCTCTTCTGCCGCATGGCCCACGATCACGACCGGCGAATGCCCGCCGATCGCGGCCTGGTCGATTTGCACGGTACCGGGGTCAAACTTCTGCTTAAAATTGCCATTCGATATGCTCACGCGCGTGGTGACTGTAATTTCGTTCGCCATGGTTTGCTTGCCTCTTGGTAGGGTGGGCCAAGTCTCCGCGGCCCACCGGAATACGCTGTCGATCACAACGGCCGGCGGTCTCTGGTGGGCCAAGTCTCCGCGGCCCACCCTACAAATCAGAACAGCGGATTCGGGACGGGTAACAATCTCAAGTCCGCCTCGTCCGCCAGCTCCTCCTCGATTTCGAACGGGGAACCGCCGCCCGGCAGCAGGGCGCCGGCCCCGTCCAACAGCCGCGGCTCGCGCAATGGTTGGTCCCGGTCGTCCATTAGCGTCGTATACTTGATATTGCCGTCGTCGTCCTCGCCGTTCACGATTCGGAACCCTCGGTCGATATGGACGAAGTTCCACTTATCCTTGTTGATCTCAAATTCCAGCCGATTGACGATGTAGATATGACATTGGCCGTAGTACTCGGCCGACCACGACCATTGGCCGAGCTTGACCGTTCGCGGTGGCAATCCCCAGATCGTCGCGCTGTTGACCTTGTCGCGCATCGCCGATCGCAACGCCAGATCGATCGTGGCCGTATTGGATTCGATAATCACGGTATCCCGTGAATCGTCGACTTCGGGCGCCGGTAACACCGGCTCGTCGACGCTGTTGTCGACCGGTTCGCCGTGCCGGTCTTTGGTGGCCGCCCGCATGGCCCGCACAAAAGAACCGCTAAGCTTGTACGGCTCGTCGATCGGGTTCTCCCACTCGGCCTCGCTGCATTTTTCTTGTGGGTGGTTGGAGAACTCAATATCCGAACGCCACTTGCGCCGGCCGCCTTTGGCGAGCCCCACCGCCTTGCAGTTCTTCGGGTACTTGGCAAAGCAGTACGCGTCCGAGTCGTTATGTAGACTGTATTGCGTGCCGAAGGGGACGCGGGCGATAAGGTCCAGCACCACGACGCGGGCATGGTCGGCCTGGTCGTTCGTGATCGATTCATAGGTGACCTTATAGGCCCTCGTTCGCTCGCCGTCCGAGGTGTACGACACGTCAACCGCTTTGCAGGCAATCACGCTCACAGCTTCACCTCGTTGACCGCCACCGGCTCATCGGCCGTCTTGGCCTCGATCGCGTCCAGGGTGGTGGCGATCCGGTCTAGCAGCGCCGCTTGGCGGCCGTCGTCCGGATCGCTGGCGGCCGTGTCGGCGGTGATTCTCACTTGTTCTTCGATCACGGCCGCGTTGGCCTGGTCCCGTGGCTCGTCGATCGCCAAGTCCGGCAGATCCGGAACGTCGGGCTCGTCGATCGCCAAGTCCGGCAGATCCGGAACGCCGGCTATGTCGATCGTCAAGTCCGGCAGATCCGGAACGCCGGCTATGTCGGTGGTCAAGTCCGGCAGCTTCGGAACGTCGGGCTCGTCGATCGCCAAGTCCGGCAGCTTCGGAACGTCGGGCTCGTCGATCGCCAAGTCCGGCAGATCCGGAACGCCGGCTATGTCGGTGGTCAAGTCCGGCAGCTTCGGAACGTCGGGCGAGTTGCCAAGCTGGCCGGTGGCGGCCTCGATGTCCGCGGCCACCTGATCCACTCCGAGCAGCTCGAACGTCGGCCGGATCGGCGCCGCCAGGCTTTCGACAATGCGGACCTGATCGTCCAGGCCGACCAGTTCAAAGTCGGCGGCGGGCGGGACGTCGTCGCCGGGCGCCGCGGCGCGCGGGACGTCGTCGCCGGCCAGCTTGCGGGCGTCGGTCAACCGGATCCCGCCCGTTGTGTTTTGCTCCGTTTCTCGCTTGTGCCGGGCGATCGCCTTGGCCGCCTCTTGGCTGTCCCGCACGGCCGCGGCCACGCCGTCGACTTCATACCGGACCTTGACAGGCTCGACAGGCTCGACCGCCTCGGTAATCGCCTCGCGGGCTTTGGCCACGGCGCGGGCATGGGTTTCCTCGGTAATCGCCTCGCGTGCCAACAGGTCGTCGTATTCGTCCAACAGGGCGTCGTATTCGGCTATGTCGTCGGCCAACTGTTCGGCGGGCGATCGCAGGGATTGCGTCAACTGCTCGCCGCGTTTCATGGCGGCGTCGTCAATCTTCTGTTGCTCGGCCGCGATGTCGGCCAACTCGCGTTGCAGGAACAGCAGGTTCGACGCCATCCGGGCGTCGGCCAGTTGTGGCTCGGTCGCGCCGTCCCGTACCAACTGTAAGAACTTCAGTTCCTCGGCAGTCTTGCCGGCCGCGGTGGCCTGGTCCCACAGGCTTTGCGTAAATTGCTCAATCGACGCTTCCAGCGCGGCCTCGCCCTGCATGGTGTCCAGAGTGGCCTGCAGTTCGCGGGCCAACTTGGTCGCCGCGGGCGCGGCGTCTTGTAGCTCTAGCGTGACGATCGCGGCCTCGCCGGCAGACAGGCCGAATAGATCGACCTGCTGTTGGAGTCGATCGGTCAGGGCGGTGGCGGCGTCGGCAGTCTTCTGTTGCTCGGCCGCGGCCTTTGCCAGTGCGTCGGCTTCCACCGCTGCCAGATCGGCGCCCTTTTTCTGTGCGGCGGCTTTGTCGGTCGCCAACCCGACGCCCGTCTTTTGCAACTCGTTGAACTTGGCCAGCGTGTCAAAGCTGGCGCCCGACACCGTGCGGTTCCAGCCTTCGATCCGCGTGGCTTTTGCTTTGTTGCGGAACGTGTCGGCCATAATGGCCAATTCCTGGTCGGCCTCGCCGCCTGTCACCTTGGCCCGCAGCTTGTCGAGTTTTTCGGCCGCAGTTAGCGCCGTGGCCAAATAGTCCAGCACGGTCGCTTGTGCCGTTTGCAGCTGCCCGACCAGGCTTTTGACGATGTCCACGGTGATCGCCAGACCGGGCCCGATCAGTTCGATAGCCCCTTGGATCGTCTGCCCGAATTCGCTGCTTCTGTCGGTCAGGTCGAGCAGCTCGTCAGCGATCAGTTTGAGCGCCGGCGCAGCCGAAATCGCAGCCCTGCGGCCCAAGCCGTCGAACCTTTCCGAAAGCCGGCCCACGGCATCGTTAGCTGCTTCGACGTTAGACGCTTCGATGGCTGTAAACGTACTACCCAGCGCGGCGGCGGCCCGCTCGACGTCTTCGATACCCTCGCGGCCGGCGGATAGGGTGTTGATCAGGTCCACGCCCGACCGGCCGAACAGTTGCTGCGCGATGTAGGCGCGACGTGTCGGATCCTCGACCGCGGCGATGGCGTCGGCCAGATCCTTGAATGTCTCGGCCGGCGATTGTCCGGCAAAATCGTCTACCGACTTATGGAGCATATCCAGGGCCATCTTGGCGGATCCCGTGCCGCGTTGTGCGTCGCCAAGCTGGACCGTCATCTTCTTGATTGCTTTGTCAAAGGCCGGACCCTCGACGCCGGAAAACTCGGCCGCTGCCAGGCGCAGGCCCACAAGTTCGCTGGCGGTCATATCGATCGATCGGGCGGCCTTGGCGATTTCGTCGATGTTGCCCAGTTGCTCCTTAATGGCTTCGGTCACACCGCGGACCGCTCGCTTTGCGATCGCCAGGGCGCCGGTAAAGGCGGCCAGCGCCAAGCCGGCGGCGATCAGGGCGGGGTGCACGTTGGCCAGTTGATTGACAAAGCGGCCGACAACCGGAATCCCGGTCATCTTTTCGACACGCATCTGGCGCAAGCGGCGGGTGTAGGTCGTCTGATCGATGGCGCCTTTTCGGTATAGCGAATTGAGCTTGCCCAGCTCGCCGCTATATCGTTCGGTCGGCGTTCGCGTGGCGTCCATCAGTTTGGCAGCGTCGCGCAGCTCTTTCTTGCTGGCCACCATGCCACGGGTAAATCCGCTGGTGTCGGCGCCGATCTTGTAGTTTAGATTGCCTATCGTGCCCATGGCCTGGTCGTTTCTACGTGCCGAATCGTTTTTCCATGGCCGCCCGGATCTGCTCGCCGGAAAACTCGGCCGGCGAATCTTGCACCGGTGCGGATCGATCGGGGGTAAAGTCGGCCGCGGTGCGTAGGTCGATCTTTACGCCTTGCCCGGCGGCCAGTAGTGCGACCGCGTTCCAAGCGGCGGCGGCGATCTCGCCCGTATGCCGCCACGCGCCGCTGATCGGCTCGACACGGTCAAAGGCCATCCACGCGTCGAGGGTCCGCGGGTCGATCGATTCCAGCCACGTATCGACGTCGACAATGCCCAGTTGAAGCGCTAGTCTGTAGGCAAAGCGTCGTCGGGGATTTTGTCTGAGTTTTTTACAAGCCCCTCAATATCCCCTTCCTCGAATCCGCAATGCTCGCGGCAAGCGTCGTACAGCCGGCTTGTAACCAGCCCGTCGACGTCTTTCAACGCGTTCTGGTCGTCGCCCTTCAGCAGTTGCCCGCCGCTCTGGTCGACCAGGCAAATGGCGATTAGGCGCCGCCGCTGGCGTTTGATCTTGGCCAGTGAATACTTGCCTTCAGACGATAAAATCGACGTTTCAAACTCCGACTTTTCCGCCTCGCTAAGGCTACGGATCCGGAACGAAAGGTCGGCCACGTCGACCGTGCAATACCGCACGTCCGTCAGGCCCAATAGCTGCTCGCGACTACAAAGCATGGTCTGGCTTCCTGTTGGTAGGGTTTGGTAGGGTGGGCCAAGTACTCGCGGCCCACCGGAATACACTGTCGATCAAATGGCCGGCGGTTTCTGGTGGGCCACGGGCCCACCCTACCGCTACCCGCCGCTGTCCAAATCGTCGTCGAGCTCGGCCAGATCCTCGTCCAGATCCTCGTCGAGCTCGTCCGCCGTCGTGGGCGGTGGCGGTTGGGCTTCCCGCCGTTCGGCTTGGCCGAGCTCGGTGGCGATCGCCTCGCGTACGGCGCCCTTGATCAGGTCGGGGAATGGTTGGCCGTTTGCATCACGGATCCAATTGATCGGTGCGCCGGCTTGCTTGCCCACGTAGCCGACCTGGACCACGTCGCCCCCGTCGGGTCCGGCCAGAATGATGAACTGATTCTGCTGTACCTTGACCGGGCCGAATCGCGTTTGCATGACTCCGACATGCGGCCGCAACTCGACCTCGATCGTGATTGCCTCGACCGCTTGGGGTGCTGGTTGCCGGATTTTCACGTTGACGTCCGCCACGTTTGTTCTCCTTCTTGTAGGGTGGGCCAAGTATTCGCGGCCCACCGGAATTTGTTGCCGGGATGGCGAGGCTCCTGCCTAGCCGTGAACTGGCGCTCTAGTCCGCATCTTGTCCGCATCTGATGCGGACAGACGGCGTGCGCGTTGCAACCGCGGCTCCGCGGGAGCGTCGCCCTCCCATAGCCGAGCCGCCTACGTGCTCTTGGTAAACGCGGGGCCGGTTTCGCCGTCGAAGGCTACCAGCACCTTGGCAACTTGGATCGCCCCGTTTTCCAGGCTGGGCATGGTCACTTTGAGGATGAAGCCGGTGCCCGCATGGTTTGCGGCGACAGTTTCGCCGGTGCGCATGGGATAGGTGATGGTGATAGTTTCCACCACGCCGCACGCCGGCAGGTCGATAGACGTGTCGAATTCGACCTCAAATTCCACTTCTCCGGGCTCGGCCAAGTCGCTCGGCATATACGTTTTGAAAGTCGACGTCGCCAGGTACGACGTTTCGAGCTTCTCCAGGTCCTGCGAGATCTCGCCGATATTACGTACGTTTCCAACGGCCCCCGTCGTTCCCAGTACCAGCGTCGCGCTATTGCCAGTGTCGGCGTTTGTTGCCATGTCGAAATCCTCCCGCGCCGCCGCGGGTGGTTTATTGTGTGTAGGTCACTCGAAAGTCGCGCCCGGTGATGTACCGGAAATGGTCGCCGGCGTCGTCGATCGGTTCTTCGGTCTGGCGCAGATCGCCCTCGACGCTTGCCCCGTGGCAAAATACCGTGTTCAGCGTGCCGCGGTGGCCCTGCAGCCGGGCCCGGATCAGTTCGGCCAACGCGTCGGCCGCCTCGCTGGTTGCCCCGTAGGCGTCCACCTGGACGCGGCCGTGAGCGATCCCGCTTGCGCCGCTCAAGTTCTCGTCGCTGTCGCCGCCCACGATCACAACGCGTATCGCCGGCAAGGCGTCGTCTTGCTCCAACTTCCGCGGCCGTACCCGTGCCCCGACCAGCGCCAATATCGACGCATCGGCCCGCAAGAACGTCCGGATCTCGCTGGTCAGTGTGGCCATGTCCTACGTCCCAAACCGGTCAACCAGCAAACC